CCTGCTTCAACGACCGCAATCGTTACAAACATCGCGGTTACTAACACAGCAGCAACAGCAGCTACATTTACATTCTCTTTAGGAGCATCAGGCGCTCCAATTTCATTATTTACAACAACTGCAATCCCGGCAAACTCAACAATCTTTATTGATCTAAAGCAACCGCTACTGACTACTCAGGTGTTTAGAGGCGGAGCCTCAGCAGCTACAGTTAGTTTTCATGTGACTGGGGTGACAATAGCCTAATGGGAATCGCAATCGTACCTACACCAGTTGCTAAAACTCGTTTTCTACTTACACTCACTTCAGGCACTACATGGACAGTACCTGCTGGAGTCACTTACGTTAATGTCACACTTCGCGGGGCGGGTGGCGGTGGCGGAGGCGCGCCAAACTCAAATGCGATGTTAGGTGGCAATGGCGGTGGCGGTCAGATTGTTTCATCGACTTTAGCAACTACTCCAGGTGCATCTATTTCTTATGCAATCGGAGCAGGCGGTACAGGTGGATCAGGAGGTGGTGGAGCTGCTGGGGCAGGTGGCAATACAACATTTACTGGAGCAACTACTGCAACAGGTGGCGCAGGTTCAACTGGGAACATTGGCGGTCCTGGAGCAGCAGGCACTCCATCATTATCAGCAGTCAATGGCGGACAAAATGGTGTTAATGGTGGCGCAAACGCAGGCGGTACAGGTGGAAACGGTTCAATCGATGTGGAGTATTGGCTATGAGATTATTCGCGGTCATTGAAAACAACAAAGTTGTTAATATTGTCGTTGGCGTTGAGGATGAAGTTTTAGAAGCCAATCCAGATATGTACATCGAATACACAGATGGATGGAAGTATCCAGAAGGTATTGATGGCGCTGGTTTCTTTCCTGTTCAGGCAGAAACGAATGTCAAAGCCAAGACTAAGTAAGTCGGTTATCCAACTCAGAGAGCAGGCAGACGATTCTTATCCAGATCGACAGCGTGATTCTGACGGGACAATCGGAGACTTACGGCATCAAGCCACAAAGAGCGATCACAACCCTGACCCTGGTACAGGGTATGTCAGGGCTCTCGATCTCGATGCTGATTTCAACCGACAAGCCAATACAGCTGCTTACGTTGCCGACCAGATTCGAATTGCAGCCAGAACAGATAAGCGCATTGCATATGTCATATTTAACGGCAAGATTGCGAGCGCTCGAAGCCTCTGGCGCTGGGTCAAATATCGTGGAATCAACCCGCACACAAAGCACATTCACATTAGTTTTACAAAGGCTGGCGATGAAGATCAAAAGTTTTTTAACATCCCATTACTAGGAGGCAGTAAATGAAGGAATTAATCAAGCGCTTTAAGTCACCAAAGTTTAAGGCTGCTTTTAAGGATTACCTGGTAGGAGTTGGCGCATCTGCAATCGCAGCTGCTTTGGCTTTGGCAATGGATTTTGCACCAGAGTACGCAATCTTAATTGCTGGCATTACCGCACCAGTTGCAGCATGGGCTGACAAGAATCGCAAAGAATATGGCAGAACGGAGTGACCGCAAATGATTGGGCAGGGCTCGTCCTTGCCATTGCCTCGACGCTTGGTATTGTTGTTGGCGGTTTGCGTTATCTGGTTCGCGGCTGGTTGTGGACTCTTACACCGAATGGTGGATCATCTCTTGCAGACCGATTGGCAAGAATAGAGACACGCCAAGAGCAAATGATGGAACTTCTCAAAAAGTAAGGGACACTTATACACATGGCAAGAAAAGCGACTAAAGAACTTGTTGAGCAAGATTACTCAGCATTAGATGCGTATTGTATTGGCATGTATGAGTTTGCTCAAAGTCTTAAGCGAGCAGGTTTTGATGAAGAAACGGTGCTTGGCATTATTGTAGAGCGTTCTGCTTACCCTGCTTGGATCTTGCCAGATCCTATAGAGCCAGAACGTTTTGGTGATTACGAGGACGATGAGGATGACGATTAAACGCATTGTCATAGTCTCGGATTTACAAGTCCCTTACCATGACAGGGTTGTCACTCGTAACCTTGCTAGTTTTATTCAGAAGTTTAAGCCCGATCAAGTAGTAACTATTGGCGATGAGATTGACCTTCCCCAGATAAGTAAATGGGAAGAGGGGCGCATGGGCAGTTATGCTCAAACGCTCGATGATGATCGTAACGAGGCTGTCCAGCTGCTCTGGGAATTGGGCGTTACTGACTGCATAAGGTCAAATCACACAGACCGCCTATACAACATCATCATGGCTAAAGTGCCTGCTTTTGGGGCTTTGCCTGAATTGCGCTTTGAGAAGTTTATGAAGTTTGATGAATTGGGTATTACCTTTCACAAAAACCCTATGCCTGTTGCGCCTGGCTGGATTGCAGTCCATGGCGATCACACACCAATAAAGCCACTAGGGGGCTTATCAGCCCTTGAAGCAGCCCGTAGGCACGGCAAGAATGTGATCTCAGGACATACTCACAGAGCAGGGCGTTCAGCCTTCTCAGAGGCTTCTGGAGGGCGCATAGGTCGTGTTCTGCATGGTGTTGAAGTGGGCAATTTGATGGACTTCAAGCAGGCTGCTTATACAAAAGGCGTGGCGAATTGGCAGCAAGCCTTTGCCATCATGTATGTGAACAAGAACAAAGTCCAGGTGGATATTATTAACATCGAAAAGGATGGCACTTTCATAGTTGCTGGAAAGTCCTACGGCAGGGCGAGATAAATCGTTACCGTTTCGTTATCTAAGAAACGTGAAATTGTCTGCTAAATGTGAGACCGTAATCCTGTAGCCAACAATGGTTACAAGGACGGGAGCAAACAAATGGATCTACAAGTACCAATAATCGTTTTATTACTAGCTGCTAATGCTTTGTGGTATGTGGTCGGCTGGGCGCAGGGCTTTAACGAGGGCAAGCGCGAAGGTTTAGTAGTAGGCAAGAACAGTCAGCGTGTGAGTGTTAATGCGCGCTGATGACATCCTTGACGAAGCAAAAGACCTCATCCAAGACCGCGGTAAAGATTACGGCTTGGCAGCTCTCAATCACCTTCGAATCGCCAAACTCTGGTCAGCCTATCTTGAACGAAACATCGAGCCTCACGAAGTCGCAATCTGTATGGCACTTGTCAAAATCTCACGCTTACAAGAAACAAGCCTCCACGCAGACAGTTACAAGGACGGCGCAGCATACATTGCGCTCGCTGGACAGATTGCATCAACTGATTGGAATGACCTTGACAGTTATTAAATCAGCACCCGGAGTTTGGTGCGATTACTGCAAGGTCCGATATGGCGTAAATTCGCTACTAGGACAGAAAGCAGCTAGTTACACAGTTTTAAGCAATCATCCAAAAAGCAAGGGGACACGCAGGAATTATTGCAACCAATGCGCTGTCGACGTTCAGAGTTGGGCAGATGGCACAGTATGGTCATTACCAGAACAAACCGATTATCTAATGGGACAGGACGAATTACCAGATGGCATTTAATTTAGCAGATTATGAAACGGTCGAAACTAGACTGGAAAAGTTTATAAAAGATTTTCCCGATTTTA